CAATGCGTGAGGTCATTTGTGGTAAAACCGAGTAACTCGACATAGTGTATTCGAATCCCTCATGGCTCACCACGATAAGCGTTGAAATCTCAAGGGTTTCAGCGTTTTTTATTTCATTCTGCCAACAGTTTGCCAACAATTAACCTTAAGAGCGCTTATAGTTAATAATTTTAACCTTAAAATAACAAATTCGTGCACGAAAAAAGAGCCCGAGCCGAAGCCCGAGCCCCCTCTTCGCTTATCAATAGGAGTGATGCAAATATGTAGTCGGGAATAGGCTACCCGTGACTACCTCTTATAGATTATCGTTCCGTCATCGATGAACTGCTTGAATGCCTGATGCAGACCGACTGCAGCGAGACCCGACATCGCACCCGCCACGATGCTGTCGAGGTCGATAGACTTGTTCGCCACGCACCCGAGCACGGCACCGAGCAGAGCCAGTACGAGCGGGATCCATTTGTTGTCCGTCGGCAGGAAGTTCTTCATGATGTAGCCGACGATGAGCCCCGCCAAAAGTACGACGGGAATGAAATATGCTGTGATAAATTCCATAACGATACACCTCACTTCGCTCTTTTCGGATCGAACCACACCGGCACGTCCTCTTCACGTTCCTTCAGCCACTTGTTGAACATACTCGTCATGTACCAGTTGCCCTGAAGCGTCTCGAAGTAGTGCTGTCCTATAGTCAGTATCTCCTTCTTTTCCTCGGGGCTGAAGAGGAGCAGGAGCAGGAGCTGTGTCCGGATCCCGTCCTTTTCCAGTTTGGTCATGCGGCTTTCAAAATTCTTCTTGGTGTCGTGGCGCTGAACGAAAAACGTGATGAGCTGGCTTATTGCGGTCGACCCCACTATTGCCATTATTATCGTTGTCATTTGAGTAATTCCTTTATTCTTGCACGTGTCTTCGGTCCGACCTTGTCCGTAGGGCTGTCGTTGCCCATGTGTTTCTTCTTAAAGTGCTTGACCGCCTTACTCGTCGCAGGGCCAAAGGAGCCGTCCACCGTGAGATGCGCATGGTCGATTTTGTTCAGGCACCTCTGCAGACGCTTCACCTGTTCGCCCTCATAGCCGTAGTAAAGATTCTGCGTCGGGTACGGCTTCGAAGCATGACCGATGTCCGCGAGGAACTTCGCCCATCTCTGACTGCCCTTCGCCGTCTCGTCGGTCATCCTGCCGGGACAATGCTTGTGCGTCACATCGTAGTGTCTACAGAGATGCTTTGCGTTTGGGCATTTGCTCTGAATGTACTTCAGGAGCCCCTTGACGGCTTTTATCATCTCATCCGACGGGTCTTTGGTGGCGCAGTCGCAGAGCTCGATCGAGACCGAGTTGCTGTTCGTGCATTTGCCCTTGAGCGGTCCTGCGCCCCGATCGCCTACGGACCAAGCCACGAGGTCCATCGGAACCGACTGCCAGACCGAGCCCCTCTGGTCGACGAAGAAGTGCGCCCCTGCGTAACGAGTGTTGCCTGTGGCGAAGTAGTCGACGTTGTTCTTTGCACTGTCGCCCGAGTTGCCTGTGTAGTGGATAACGATGTAGCGCACGGACGAGAGCGGTCTATCACCCCCGTATGAGTAAGGCCGTGCTTTTCTGTATGGGTATTTCATGTAATGACCCCCTTATAATTGTCTTACGATATAGACATAAGCGTGGAATGTTTTCGTACCGCTCGGTGTGCCATTGGTGAGGAAGCGGACTTGGCTTGGCTGGTTGAGCCCGCCCGTCCATGATGTCGTGCCTTCAACATTTCCGCTCACCGCTGCATGAATCACCGTACCGTTCGTGATTGGTTCGCCCGATATGGTGACGTCCTTGAAGGACAATGGGCTCCACGATGTGAACGTGCCCGTAGTCGTAAGAGAACCCCACTCCTCGCTGATTCCGCTATTCCACTTGCGGTAGTACCAGTTTCCACTTGTGCCTTGCTCCGTGACATAATCCTCCGCGTCTTTCCCGATAAGGAACGCAAGAGCCCCGCTCATGTCGTTTTGTTTGTCCATAGTAGCCCCTGCGTCGGAGAAAGCCTGAGCCGTCTCCGAGTCGAGCTGTGTCTCTTTGTTGAGGTTCGCAGCGTTAAGGAGCGTTCCCGGTGCCGTGACCTCGCCCTCGTATGGTGTTATATCGTAGATGTCGCCCGAGACGTTCGTGAGTTTAACACGTCCCGGGTGTTCGACAACCCTGTCTGTAAATGCCATTGTTATCTCCTCTCTCTAAAGAAGTCCGCCTGCGTAGAACTGTGCAGCGTCCGAGCGTGAGTAGTAGCCCTGCCCCAAGAAGTGGTTGAGGGCTTCCTGGGCGAGCAGTTGCTCTGTCCGCTCATAAAGGGCGAGCGTTATGGACTCGACCATGTTGAAGTTCTCGAAGGTCGTAGCGTCCGTTGCCTGCCCTGCCCCCGAAAGGTCGAGCGCACTCTGCAGATCCGTAAGGACTGCGAGCACGTTCGTCCAATCCGCTCGGGTGGCGAAGTCGTTCTGAACGTAGGCGGTCTTTGCGATAGCGCGTCCGTAATAAAGCGAGTGTGAGCCGAGCGTCTCGGTCAGATAGTCGAGATTGCCTGCGATTCTGTTCATGTCCGCAGGTCTTGTGCGTGCGCCCTGCTGTCTGTCTGTTACGGGTGTTATCCATGCCATGAAGATCACTCCCTCGTCTATTTAATGTCTAATTCCGCTACAAGCGGGATATGGTCTGATGATAATTTTTTGTATGCACTCGGAACCGGATAGACATTTTCTATCTTGATGTTTGCTGACGTTATGATGTTGTCGAGATAGTAAAGCCTTGTTCCTGTCGGGTTTTCATAATTATCAAAATCCGCTCTGTTATTCGACCATGTGTAGTATTTGCCGAACCATCCGCAGTTTGCGATGTTGTAGCCCGCATCAGTGAATTTTTTATAGAGTGCTTCCTCTTCGCCGGGCTCAGGGTTAAAATCACCGAACATGATAAATCTCTCCTTCCCGGCTAGGAGCGTTGATATTATCTCGTCTGCCTCGTCAAGTCGTGTTTGCGTGTTGCTAACACCAACAGAAAGATGGACGGAAAGAAGATATATACTGTTCATCGTGCCCTCGCAATAATACCGTCCTGTGGAAAGCTGACTATACTTGCCGTCAAATATACGGATTCTTGACCGTAAAGCTGTTGAAGAGCCCGTGAAAACAGAAGAAGGATAGGAATGATTCCATAGTACATCTGCCGAATTGATTGTATTGGCTTCATCCATTTTGGTGTCATATTCCTGGATGCCAATTACATCACAGTTTTGTTCGCCGAAGAATCTTCTGTAATTCAAAAGTTTTTCATCGTATATGTCCGGTGGCAGACCAACACCAACACCATAATTGTAATGACCCATGTTGTAGGTCATTACTTTGAGCCTACTTGATGTGCTGATATTTGCTGTTATGCCAAGCTCAACACTTTCGGACGGTGTCATGTTGTGATTGTCTACTCTGCCCACCGACAGCCTTATATATCTTGTGTTGGGCAGCGTTGCCCACAGGAAGTCGTTGAGATCATAATTTGCTCTCTGTCTGACAAAGGCCTTTGTTTCGTCATACTCTGTAACGAGCAAAAAGTATGTGCTGTTTGTATGGTGGAACTGTATCGTCGTGTTACCATCAATCGGAATGTAGTCGCTCGAAAGTCTTTGCCAATTCAAGATAAGATTGCCGCTTGTATCTATTCCACCGATTGTCCAACCCTCTAACGGCATAATGCCGAATGGACTGGTGGCACTAATAACGCTATCAAGTTTATTTTGTGCCGGAACAGAACGCTTATTAAATACTCTGATTGGGAATATCGAAGGCCCTCCTGATATGGCGATATATTTTGCGTTGCTTGGCACGTCTACTCTGTTCAATCCCGGAGCAAGTGAGAACGCCCTGACAAACGTTTTATTCGCATCATAACAAGCGTTATAAGTTGTCTGAGCAGCTGAGTCGACCCAAATTGTTTTTGCTGAATCTATCTCAATATAATCTGTTCTTGACCATCCTGTGTAGTTGACGAACGCGCCCGTGGTCTTGTTGATATACGAGTTTGCCACAAGAGTGAACGGCAGATAGTCAACTACAGCGCTAGAGATTTCGTCCCTCGCCGGCAGAGCCCTTCCCGCTAATTTCTTTGTACCATTGTCCGCGCTGTCTATTGCGAAATAATCTCCGCTCTCAACCGAGGTCGCCCCGGGGAGCTCTGTTATCCTTCTCGTTCCTTCTCCAGCCATCCTAATCTCCTTCCGCCGTAGCTAATATTTCTTCGTCGTTATTTGTGACGATATAGTTTCCGCCATCGTCAACCAGTACGTAATAATCAGGCACCGAAAGCGGCCTTGTCCACTCTCGCGCCTCGATGCTCGCCTGCGTGCCTCCGCCTTCGTGGGTGAGCTCGATGTTCGTTATCCTGTACCACGTTGCAGGGCTCATCGGCTTCGTGTCGTCCACGATTTTGATGTAGTCGAGCGGTTGCATCCGTGGGTCGCCCTTCCATGTGAACGAGATTGTCTTGTTCGAGCGGTTGAAGAGCGACGGATAGTTGAATACCGTCTGACCCTTCATGTCGAGAGGCGCTCCGTAGGTGAACGGCTCGAGGTCTATCGTGATTCCCGGCAGGTTGTTCGGGTTGGCGAATGACTTTACTCCGCCCGAGATCGCTGCAGGGTCCGCGATGATGTATGCGCCGTTCTTTGCGTAGTAGCGCCCGCTTATTATCGGTGCGATGCCCCCGCCCTTGTCTGCAAGGGTCGAGTCTGCCTTGACTGTCCCGAAGAATCTTGACGGGGTGCTGACTATGGCGTCAAGGCCGACAGCCCTTGCGCCCATCGTCCAAGTCGGCAGAGCATACCCGTCATAGCTGACGTCTACAACCTGCCCCTTCTTCGTCGCCGTGTATGTGCTCTTATCGTTCGTTCCCATCACGTTTGCGAGAACGTCAGGGAAGTTACCAAAAACGAGTCTTTGCCCCCCGTTCGGGTTCGTGATCAGTTCGTTGAACTTCCTCTCGTCGCTCGCATCGTTAATCTTTGCGATGTTCTGCTCGAATGATTCCGTCCAGTCTCCGAGTTCGCTTTTGTTCAGCGTCCATACTCTGCCGAAGACTGTGCCGTCACCGTTCTCGACTGCAGGGATGCCCGCATCGACAAACTGCATGCACTTCCATACGTCGCCATCTATGTGGTTCAGCGTGAGATTCATGACCCCTGCCACGTAGTCACGAGCGGTCTGTTCGGGCACTATGACGTAACGGAGCGAGGATGTTCCCGTCCATGTCTCGCCTGCCCACGCCTGCTTCTTCCTGAGCGTGACACCTGCGCCCTCGATCGCCTTGACGAAGTCCTCGTAGATCTCATGGAGCGAGCCCTTCGTGGCAGCGAGAAGCCACCGCTCCTGCATGGTCTTTTCCTCGAGCCAGTGCGAAGCGTCGACGCCCCTGATCGTGATGACGTTGTTCTCCTGCTCGATCGGCTCCGAGAGGTAGAAATAGCGCACTTCGCTCATGTCGGTGTCGTAGCCCGCCTGATACGTTATGGGCCAGTCGTTTTGAACATAAGCGAAAGAGTCCGCTATTGAGTACGGGTAGTAGACCTGAACCTCTATCTCAGACTCTTCCCAAGTGTGGTCTGCCACGTCCAGATTTGACCTCAGTGCGAGGGTGCACGAAATGAGGTTGTCGTTCGTGATTTCGAGGATGATTCCCGGAACGATGTAGTCTATCTCGATGCGCTCGTCCGCCTCGGATGGCGTGAACGTCAGCACCGCCGAATTAGCGCCTATAGAGATGACGTTCAGGCCTGTAGTAGGGTAGCTCGTGCCGTTATGTTCTATAGTGCCCTCGCCCCTCGTCGCTATGGTCAGCGATGTGAGCGTGTTTGTGCTGTTCACTCTGACGGTGACCGCCTGCCCGATATTCGACCTCAGCCCCATCTTGCCGTTGGTAGCCGTGGCCTGTTCGCTCGGGTCGTACAATACGCACGAGCCGTCGAGTGGGAAGCCGTCGCCTGCGAGGTCCGTAACGTTACGCATAGCGATTGCAGGCTCGCCGAGGGTGTCGTCATCGACCTTAATTTGTCCGCTTGCCGAGTAACTGCCGACCCGAGAGCTCTCGCCCGTCTGCAGGGTGACGTGGATATCCATCGGGCGCTCACGGATCTGCAGCGCGTTCTGTCTGTCTATCGTCGTTGTCATAAGCGCCCCCTATTCGTCTATGGGATGAGTGCTGATGAACCGAAGATTCACCGACACGTCACGCCACCATACGACACCGTCTACCGTATTGCGATTCCGTAAAGACACCGCTGACGAGCGAACGACCGATTCCGTGTGTTCTCCGTCCACATCGTCAAACGTTAACGTAGCCATGCCCTCTAGTGCGATGAGCTTCTCGATGTCTTCCTGCTTCAGCGCATCCCACTGCAGGTCGATGTCGGAGTACTTCCACCCGATGCGGTCTGCGATTATGTCGCCCGTACAGGTCGTGTACTCGCCTTTAAAGACATCTTCTCGGGCAGGCATGAAGTTGACGGGCTTCGGGATCGCCTCTGAGTTTAAATAGATGTAATCAGTTGTTGCCATTATCCTAACCGCCTTTTACCTTTGTCGTATGTTTCAACGACCCATCTCTGCATCTGCGGTCCGCTTGGGAACGCATAGAGGTTTATGACTGTCGGAGCGTCCGAACCGGCATTCGCAGCAGAAACTGTCGCCACTCCGCTAACGATGTTGTCCGTCATAGCGTCCAGTCTGCTCCAGAGCGTGTTGAGTGGGAGTATCGCTTCAGGGCTTCTGCCCTCTCCGACGATGTGCCCTGCTCCGTTAATGCTTTCCAATAATGTAGGCTTAGTGAAAATACCGCCTGCAGCGTGCTGTGCCCAGCTGACGTTGAAGCTCGGCTTTGTGCCTTTCCCTCCGAGGCCCCACGGCGCTTTGCCGCCGCTGACGGAGATCTTCGGAATGCTAAAATGAAGGATCTTTCCGAAGTTGATCGGGAATAGACCTCTTATCTTGTTCACTATGCCCGAAAGCTTCGCCTTTGCCGAGCTGATCGGACTCGTTATCGCCGACTTGACCCTATTGAACACGCCCTTGACCTTACCCGCCAGTCCGCTGAAGCCGAGATACGACTTGACTTTGTTGACAATGTTTCTTACGGGACTGATGATTTTCTGCAAGGTGCTCGAGACCGCCTTATAGACCTTCTGCGCCGCGCCTCTTACCTTCGCCACGACCGCACCACCGATTCCTTTGGCGAGTGCCGTGATGAGCGCCGCTCCGACCTTCAGCATCGTTCCGACAAACTTCATCAGATACTGAACGAGCGAGAGCGCCACTTTGCCGACCGCCGCGAGCACAGTTGGCAGATTCTTTAGGATGATGCCGCCGAGTTTCGCGCCGAACTGCGATGCGCTCACTCCGCCCGTGATGCTGTTGACGAGGTCCATGCCTGCCTGCTTCAGTATCGGTACGCCCGTTTTAACGAACGCCACGACTGCTGTCGGCAGGGTCTTGAATATTCGACCAACCGCAGGAAGCAGATTCCTGAAGAGGAACGTTGCCGCACTCTCCGCCAACGCTTTCATGGACGGGCCGATGTTCCTGCCGAGCGTCAGATTGCCGAGGAAGTTGTCTGCGGCTGCTTTCATGGACGCAAACGAGCCCGATAAGGTCGAGGCGGCTTCCTTGGCTGTCGTGCCCGAAATGCCGAGTTCGGTCTGCATCACGTGGATAGCCTCGTAGACATCGGACAGATTCGAGATGTCGTACTTCTTACCTGATATCTTCTCGGCATCTTTAAGGAGCCTTTCCATCTCGGTCTTGGTTCCGCCGTAGCCGAGCTTCAAGTTATCTAACCAATTTACTACCCCTCGTTTCCGAGTATTTAAAAAGGACTCTTTTGAGCCCTTAGGGTTTAGACTATATCTTCAGCTTTCTCAAACCGCCATCCCTTTTTATCATGTGCATTTGCATTCGTTCTGTTTTTCGGTGAATGCTTTTTGTACACTTTTCCGTATTGGATTTCGGAATCGGAACACCCGAAGTATTCCGCTGCGGCTTGTCTTGATTCAAATAAAATCGTTCTTCCATCGAGATGTGTTGCTAATACCTTTCTACGTTTATTCCTGATTCGGGATTTATACCCGTAAGCCATAGCGTTCTCTGCTGGTGTGACCCATCTCAGATTGTCGACATTGTTGTTGCTTCTGTTTCCGTCTATATGGTCTACCCAGCACTTATCATTTGATGGCTTTTCAATAAACGCTTCAGCGACGAGCCTGTGTACGTGCTTGCTGATGGTGATTCTACAGTAACCACCGTTTTTGCTAAGCACCATTATTTGACCCGTGCTATCTTTTCTAACTCTGCCCTCGTTGCTAACCGAATAGCCTGGCAGGTCTTTAATTGGTTTCCACATCTCCATGTCTGAACTCCTTTCGAAAGCTGGTGGGCACTTCCGACATCGTACCAATAGATGCCGTACTCGGTGACGAACCGATAGTCGTTTGACCTTCCTGTTACACTTATATTATATCAGAATTTCATCTGTTATACAAGTATAATCAGGCTTGGCACAGGATAACCATGCACTATTCGTGTTTAGGCTTCCCCTGTTAGCAAGGATGTCTCAACAGCCATTTCCTGCTGTATTCTTCCTCACACCGCTGGTAGCGTTCACCCACGCTTACTGCATAGTCACCTATGCAGCAGACATTAGATTGTTTATCGTGTAGTTTTGTTTTGCGAATCCCTGATACGCATTCTGTATGTCGCCTATGTT